TGGCGCCATCGAAGTCAACATGTACGAGACCGAGATTTTCGATCTCGTCCGCCGCTCTTCGCCGATCTTCGACCGCGTCAAAGCGGAACCGGCCACCGGCCATCCGCACCGGTTCTTCGAGGAAACCGCCATCGGCCAGGGTGCAGTTCAGCGACCCGCGCACGATCAGCTACACGCCCGGCGGCCCGACCCGCGTCAGGAAGACGTGATCTACATCAAGGCGATGGTCAACGGCTCCAACTTCGGGCTGTTCGACGTCCAGGTGACCCAGCAGCAGGGCCAGTTCAGCTACGTGGAAGCCAAGGACATCAACGACATCATCAGCGGCATCCAGGTCGTCGCGCTGCCAGGCCATCTGGCAGGGCACCGACACGTCCTACAGCTCGCCCGACGACGATCCAGTATTACGGCCTGACTGAACCAGATCACCCAGCAGGCGACGATCGCTCCCGGCGCATCGATCATCGACGGCATCAAGGCTCAGGTGGCCAAGATGGTGGCCAGCACCAGCTACGTGGTCCGCCCGACGGCGATCTGGGTGAACCCGATTCTGGGCGACTTTGATCGACCGCGAAGCCAAGGCCCAGCAGATCACCATGAACACTGGTCGAAGTCGTGGGTGGCGTGAAGGTGAAGGCGCTATCGACCCAGGCCGGCGAGTTGCCGATTTTGACCGATCCGTTCCTCCCGGTGGTCGCCATCACTTCGGGTGCAGCTTACGGCTTCTCCGCTGCGCCGTCAGCGGCTACCAGAACTACTTCTGCGCCATCCTGTCCGAGAACATCGTGTCCCGGCCGTACATCGACGGCGGCAACGAAACCGGCGGTATTCCGCAGCTCTATCAGCTCGGCCTGGTCGGTGACCTCCAGAAGAAGTTCGTCTCCGTGCTGTTCGATGCAATTTTGGCAAAGGGCAGTTCGTACGCACACAGCATCGTGGCGATCCAACGGCCGTAATCGTTGCGCCAAGACGCCAAGCAGGCTATAGCTGAGAGACGGCCGCGTCATTCCCGGCGCGGCCACTTTCAGGGAGGAATCCATGTTCGTTTATCTACCCCACAAGAAAGCCATCCACACGATGCACATCTGCCCGGCGGGCGACCCGCGGATCAAGGGCGAGGTGCCGTCGGACTGGGTGGATGACAAGAACAATCCACTCACCTTCCAGGTCGAATTCCGCCGTGGCAAGGGCGAGGTCGACGATCAGATCGGCAAGTATCTGATTGACTATTGTGGTGCCCGCAAAACCAAGCTCATTCTGCCCGAGGACGATTAATCCATGCCAACCATGCAGACATTGAATGACCAGGGGATTCAGGTCAATCCCGGTGGTGCGATGCAGGTACTCGTCCCAGCTTCGGTTCACGGGCTGGGGAGTTCGATCCCCGCAACCAGCAACATCACCTCAAACCCCATTTTCTCGGACGGTATGCAGATTGGCGCGGTGGGTGTCACTTCCAGCCAGGGGGGTGCGATCACTGTCCAGCGTTATCTCGATGATGCGGCAACAATCAAGCAAGGCGCAGCGCTGACCGCATCTCTGACCGCGAACACGGCCCAGGTTCTGAACATCACCGACGGCAACCCTTTCGCATCGTTCACCGTGAACCTGAGTAACTCCTCCGGCAGCACAGCGAACCTGTCCAATCTCGGTATCTTGCTCCAGGGGAAGTAGGATGAGATGCCCTCGCTGACGCCCTATATCCGCGAGGTCGAATACGCCGACTACGGTATCACCGACGCAAGTGGGGTTCAGGTCGATGCAGCGTCCCGAACGATCAACGGCTACCTGTCCCGCCCCGAGGGGCTGGTCTGGAACCCAGATGCCAACGGCATGCCCTGCTGGATGGCCGCCCTGAGCCCGACGAATTCTTACACTGCACCTGGGGCGATCAGCCCGGGATCGCAAATCGAAGTCACCATCCCGAATGCCCAGTTCGGCTTCCAGACGATTGGCGAGGTGGTCGTACTCGACCGTGCCAATGCCAACCTCGCTGAGGCATGCGTCGTCCTCTCGACAAGTGGAAGCACGCTGACGCTTCAGTCGGTCCAATTCTCGCATTCCGCAGGAGCAACGGTCGACTTCGGCCTCACCATCGCGGACGAACGCGCGCTGCCCTACAACCGCCCGATCACGCGCACTTCGCGGACCCCGGTCGCCAGGGTGCTGGCCGGATTCGGCCGTTATGGTTTCTCCCGCCGGGGCCAGCAAGCCGCGGGGGTGGAGTTCATCCCGACACTCCTGCCCATCGTGCAGGGGTTCGGCGGTCCACCGCTCTGGGTGCCGTTCGACGTGACCGGGATCGACATCAACGTGAATACCGGCGAGTTATGGGTTCCTGCGGGCCTCCTGCTCGCGTACTTCTCGGACGTGCGGCTCCGCTATGTCGCGGGCTGGAGCTTCCAGGCGCTGCCGATCAGCGTCAAGCAGGCCACGGCGAACATCGTCCGGAGCATGATCGACACGCCCTACTCGGCGAACAACAAGATGCTGAAATCCGGCGACTCGGCCATGCAGCGATTCAATGCGACGGTTCTTGATGACGACACGAAAGCATTGCTGGAGCCCTACCGGGCCAGGCTGATGGTCTGATGAGCTTCCTCCAACCCCGCACGATCCGGATCACCCGCCCGAAACCGGATCTCGCCGTGGGAGAGCAGCCCTACAGCGGACTCCTGCCAACGAATGAGACCCACGTCCTCGGCAGGACGCCGGCCACGATTCAGATGGACCGGCAGGGACCGAAACCTGGTGCAGGGTTGCCAGGAGACGCGATCCGCGAGAGTCTGTGGAAGATCATTTTCAAGGCGAGACTTGGCGTTGTACAAACCCACGACATCATCACCGACGATCTTGGCAACCGCTACCAGGTGATCGCACCTGACTGGAATCCGCTTTCGATCACCTGCACAGCCGAACTGTTGGAAACCTGACAAAGCGGAGGCTATTGCCTCCAAGTAGGAGGTGGCAATTTCTGATCTTTCTGATGTAGAGAATGCTCTCGTGGCCTTCATCGCCCAGACCGTCTACCCGACAGGTACGAGCAATCCTTCGGCGATCACAGCGCCATGCAAGATCTACCGGGGCTGGCCTCAGCCGGACTCGCTCGACAACGATCTCGCAGCGGGCACCGTGAACATCTCCGTCTTCCCGATGGACGTCGAGAAACGAACGACCCGCTTCCTGACCAACTGGCAGCCACTTCCGCTCGCTGCGGTGAACCTGACGCTCACCGCAGCGGGAACGACTGTCATTGTCGGGGGCAGCGCGTCCTCGCCGCTGAACGTGGGCATCATCGTCAATGGTCAAGCCGCGCTTTACGCTGTCCAGGCCAGCGACACGCTCACCTCGATCGCCACTGCCCTGGCCACGCTGGTCAACGACATCACTCCAGCGACCAGCTCGGGACCCGTCATCACCATTCCGGGTGCGAATTCACTGGCCGCACGTGTGGGTGCGGTCGGCTCCGTCCTGAACGAAGTCCGCCGCCAGAAACGGAATTTCATGGTCGCGTGCTGGTGTGCGACGCCGACGCTCCGCGATACCACCGCGAGTCTGGTGGATTCCGCATTCGCAGCCATCGACTACCTGACGCTCCCCGATGGGACCGGTGGCCGCATTCTGTACGAACGCAGCCCCGTGGAGGACCGTGTGGAGAAAGAACGGCTTTACCGCCGGACCCTGATCTACTCCGTCGAGTACGGAACGACCCAGACCCAGACCACGGCCCAGATCCTGACCGAACTCTTCAACCTGACCGGCGGGTTCGACCCGAACGCCCCGCTGCTCGAAAGCTTCAACATATGAGGAATCTATGCAAGTCCTTGTCGTGACCAACCCGATGCGCGGTTATGCAATCGGAGACCGGATCACCGATCCAGCCCTGATTCTTGAGATCCGTGCCAGTGAACATTCCAGCCATGTCGTGCTGGCGGACCATGCCGATGTCCACACCGCACCCGCCATTGCCAAGGAACCCGTATCAACCGACGAGGAGTAGCCCATGCCCATTTCCCAACTCGGAGCGCTGAACACCACGGCTTTGGTCGTCCCAGACCTCTATGTCCAGATCGTCCCTCCTTCCGTCACGCTGCTGAACGGCGTGCCCACCAACATCCTGGGCGTGGTCGGCACTGCGACCTGGGGACCGGTTGGCAGCCCAACCATCGTCGGCAACATGAGCGACTACGCCAATAACTTCGGAGCGATCCAGAACCGCACCTACGACATGGGTACCGCCGTCGCGGCGGCTGTCCTTCAAGGGGCGTCCAACTTCCGCTGCGTTCGCGTGACCGACGGCACCGACCAGCGCTGAGGAATAGGAAATTTGTCGCACCTCGCTGTCGCCGCAAGTCGATATCAGGCCAGGCATTATGTGCCGAGTCCCTGCACCTCGCTGGAAATTTTTGTCGCACCGGCCATTTTTTGCCCATATCCCGGTATGAAAGACACTTACCGGAAGTCTTTGGGGTCTGATCCATGCGTGTGCCGAGTCACCCGACGCAGATTCGCCGGATGCTGACCAGCCGCTTGAAACAGCTCACGCCGACCGGTCCCATTCTTGCCGCCACCCTTTCGGAGGTGAGCAAACGCTGCGGACAACCGTCGTGTGCCTGTCATCGCGACGGCCCGTTGCATATCGCTCATCACCTTTCGCTGAAGGTCGATGGCAAGAGAAGCACGGTCTATGTGCCCCAAGACATGCTCGGAGAGGTCCGATCATGGGTCGAAGAATACCAACGCCTCAAGGCCGTGACACACGAGATCACCCAGTTGACCCTGGCCCTGGTCCGGGGACATGTGGCCGATCGCAAACGACGCCAGGGTCGAACCTGAGCATTGGCCCTATCTTGGCCCAGACCATCGGCCATTTCCTCCCCAAACTCAATGACTGGATCGATGAGATCGAGGATCCGCGATTTCTCCCATTTGTGACCTACTCCAAGCGGTTTATGGTGTGGTGGGGGTTGATGCTATTTCTGCCCAAACTGAGTAGCCGACGCCAACTTGATTTTCAGTTGAGCGCTGAAGGCACGGAGGTGTTGGCCAATCTCAACCGTCTGGCCGACGCCGAGCAAACCAGCCGCCCAGTGAACAAGACACTGGAGCATTTCCTGGGTGGGATCGGTGACCAATCGTTGCGGGTACTGCGGAAGAAGGTGATTCACCGTCTGATCCGGATGAAGGCGTTGGACGAGTCGCGGTTGCAGGGGCGATTCGTCATTGTTGTCGATGGCTCAGGCTACCTGGTTTTCAAGCACCAACATTGCGAGCATTGCCTGAGGCGACGGCATGGCGAGAAGACGCTGTACATGCATCAGGTACTGGAGGCCAAGGTGCTGGGTCCGGCCCAGACGGTGTTGTCGATAGGCACGGAGTTTATCGACAATCGTGACGTGGCCAACACGCCGGCAGGATCGAGCGAGGAGAGTGTCAAGCAAGATTGCGAGTTGAAGGCAATGCGTCGGCTGGCGTCCACTCTCCGGTCGGATTTTCCCCAATTGCGGATGTGTTTGAGTGGTGATGGCTTGTACGCGTGCGGGGAAGGATTCCAGATCGCCAAAGACTACCACTGCGACTACATTTTCACGTTCAAGCCAGGTCGGCTTCCGGCGTTGTGGCAAGAATTTCAGTCGTTGCTGGCGGTGGGCACGAACCCCTCAGTGGTGGTGACGACGCCCGACAAGACTCGCTGCGTGTACCAATGGGTACACCTTCCGTACACCGATAGCGACAAGCGCAACTGGTCTTTTACAGGCATATATTATCGAGAATATAGGACAAGTGGCGAGAAAAGGGAATGGGCATGGGTGACATCTCTGGAAGTGCGTCAGGCAACGGTGGTGGATGTGGCAACCAATGGTGGGCGAGAACGGTGGCGAATAGAAAACGAAGGATTTAACACGCAGAAGAATAGCGGGATGAATCTGGAGCATGCCTACAGTCACAAGAACTGGGCGGCGTATTACCTGTTACTGCAAGTGGCCCATGTGCTGTTGCAGTTGGTGGAGAAGGGCAGCCTGTTGCGTCAGTTGGCGCGACAGCTTGGTCAGAGTACGGTGGCGAAGTTGTTCGGTAGCTTGAAAAATATGGCATCTCGTATGTTGGATAGTTTGCGATTTCTCCGCTGGCCGGACGATGTGTTCGATGGAGAGTTGGCCAGGAAGATCCAGATTCGATTCGACAGCAGTTAGGTTCGCGTAAAGTGTTGGTAATCAGCGGGTTCCGGCGGCGTTCTCAGTAAAACCGTGAGAGCTTGGGCTCGAAGTGAGCCTTCGAGTGCGTCCCCCCTTTTGCCTGGTGTCGCGGCTTGGACTCGCTCGACAACCCCGGCGACACGGCATATTCTGACCATGACCCCTGATTCCTCAGAGCTGCGCACCGACATCGCGGCTTCGGGGGCCGTGAATCAGACTGGTATCGTATCCGACTCCGCCAATGCGGCCGGTTCCGGTTACGCTCCCGCCGACACTATAACGCTGACAGGCGGCACGGCATCGCCTTTCGGCGTGCTGACCGTCAACACCACTCAGCTCGTCAGCACAGCCAAGAATTCCGGTGGAAGCGGCTATGCGGCCAACGACACGATCACCCTCGCAGGCGGCACGTTCACTCAGGCAGCGGTCATCAAGGTTCTTACCGTGTCCAGTGGGGTCATCCAGACCTTCAGCATCCAGACGCCTGGCGTCTACTCGGTGAATTCAACGACGTTCACGCAGGGCAGCACTTCCGGTTCGGGCACAGGTGCCACGTTCAACACCGCACTCTTCGGCGTTCAGTCCGCCACGGTCAGCACGCCGGGTTCCTATAGCGTCCTGCCAACGAACCCCGTCTCGCAGGGAAGTACCTCCGGCTCCGGCACAGGAGCGACGTTCAACCTCTCGTTCGCCTGCTTGACTCTCACCGCCAAGTACACCGGCACGCTGGGCAACAGCCTCAGCGTCATTGTCGGCGCAGGAACCGGCAGCACCACGGGCACCCCGACCTTCAAGATCACGGTGCAACTCCCGAACCTTCTGGCTGAAGTGTTCGACAACATCGGTGGGACCGGCAACACGCTGTTCGTCAATATGGCCAATGCGATCAACCAGGGCACCAGCGGGCTTCGTGGACCATCGCAACTGGTTGTGGCGACCGCAGGCGCGGGCACCACGGCACCGACTGTTCCTGCGACCGTCACCATGTCCGGTGGCACAGACGGCGTCACGACCATCACCACCTCTGTCATGATCGGTGTAGACACCGTACCCAGGAAGGGCATATATGCCCTCCGCGGCACTGGCTCCTCCGTTGCCATGCTGGCCGATCTCTCGGATTCTACAAGCTGGAGCACGCAGGTTGCCTTTGGCCTCTCCGAAGGCATTTACATGATCATGGTCGGCCCAGCCGGGGACACGATCAGCAACGCCGCCAGCACCAAGTCCACCGCGGGGATCGACAGCTACGCGGCAAAACTTCTCTTCGGCGACTGGGTCTACTGGCTCGACACGGTCAACGGGGTGACCCGCCTGATCTCTCCGCAGGGTTTTGTGGCCGGCTTGCTCTCGAATCTCTCGCCCCAAAACTCCAGCCTGAACAAGCAACTCTATGGCATCGTCGGCACGCAAAAGAGCCTCTCGAATCAGGTCTACAGTTCAGCCGATTTGCAGGCCCTGGGACAGGCCGGGATTGACCTGATCACCAACCCGATCCCGGCAGGCGCGCAGTTCGGCGTCCGGTTCGGCCACAACACATCGTCCAACGCGGTGATTCACGGCGACAACTACACTCGAATGACCAACTATATTGCCAGCACCATCAATGCAGGCATGGGGATTTACATCGGTCAACTCGCCAGCAACACCGAACGCCTCAATGCCAAAACCACACTGGATGCATTTTTCGCCGGCCTCAAGCAGCAGAAAATGATCGCTGACTGGCAGACGGTGCTCGACAAGACGAACAATCCGCAGACGCGCGTGGCACTCGGCTATCAGCAGGCTGACATCAAAGTTGTCTATCTGTCCGTGGTCGAATTCTTCTTGGTCAATCTCCAAGGGGGCCAATCGGTCCAGATTACACGTACGTCCACGCAGCCTTCCGCCTGAACAACTTAGGGAGTCATCGCCCATGCCTATCAACAATATGTCCGTCGGCCGCGACCTGAGTTTCTCCATCTCAGCGCCCGCGACCACGACTGGTGGAACGGCCAGCACGCTCACGATCAACGGTGTGACCGACTACGAGATCAAGCCCATGTTCACCGACCTGAAGCACAAGGATCTCGACGGGAGTGTCCTCCACGCCGCAATCCCCGACGGCTGGCAGATATCGATCCGCCTTGACCGTGAGGACAGCACCCTCGACGACTTCTTCGCGGCTCTCGAAGTCAGCTATTTCGCTGGCTCAAACATCCAGGGCGCAACCATCGTTGAAACCATTCAGGAGGCCACGGCACCACTAACCAGTATCGCTACAACAATGTCAGCTTGAAGTATGATTCGGGTGGCACGTATAAGGGCGACTCCTTCGTCCAACTCTCCCTGACCGGCAGTGCATCGACCCGCACGAAGGTGGCGTAGCATGAGCAAAGTCAACATCCACAAGGTGGTGGGAATACACCGGAAACACCGTCCGATGGCATCGTCCGCAAGGCCAATACCACCCAAACCGTGACCGACAAGACCGGCCGCACCATCCACATCAAGAAGATGAATGCACTCGACCGCATGAGGCTAGCCGAAGCCGTGGGTGCCGACAACGCGAAGAACGAGGTGTACTTCGGTTATGCCAGCCTCGCGATGCACGTCACCGAAATCGAAGGCGATCCCATTATCCAGCCCCGGACCAAGTTGGCACTCGAAGGACTTGTTCAGCGTCTCGGTGATGACGGATTGGAAGCGGTTGCACTCGGTGTGGCCGAGCACTTCACCGATCCCGCGCTCATGACCGAGGAACTGCGGGCCGCGTTAAAAAACGCACAGAGCACCCCGTCCTGACCGAGGCCCTGTTCCTCGTCCGCAGCGGGGTGCCATTCGACGTCGCCTTCCAGCCTGCCCGATCTTGACCGCCAAGCCTGGACCATCATCTTCGGACAGTTTGAAGGTGGAGAATTCGACTGGACGCGGATGTCGTGGAAAGAACCGAAATGAAAACCTTTGGCAGCATAGGCGAATTCGCTCTCCATATCGGTGAACTCGTTGTCCTCCAACACGAAGCCGACAAAATCGCCCTCGAACGCGCAGCGCGGATGATCGAGCACCGGGCCAAGGAGAAGATCGGCGAGTACCAGGAACAGGCTGGCCCGTTCATCGCCTGGGCCGAGCTGGCGGAATCCACCAAGGCCGACCGCGCACGGCAGGGATACCCAGACGACGAGCCGCTCCTTCGCACTGGTGAGCTGCGCGACAGCATCGAGCATTTCGTCGCCGACGGAGAGGCTCACATCGGCTCGAACAATGACATCGCGGTCTATCAAGAACTCGGCACGGAACACATTCCACCTCGCTCGTTCCTGGGGGGGTGCCGCCGCCGAAAAATCGGATGAGGTCGCCGAGGTGATCGGCGAGACAGTCACGCTGGCCCTCGCCGGAGAAGGAGTTTATCAAGGCAGAATGCGGATCGAGGGCGAGTAGCATGGAAGCGTACAAGATCGGCGTCGTCATCGCCCTGCAAAATCAAGTCAGCAACGTCCTCGGGCTGATTGCCAGGGACTTCATCAAGACGGATAAGGAAGCCAAAAAACTCCAGGGCACACTGAAAGAAATCAAACTCCTCGGCATGACCGGGGCGGTCCTCGGCGGCGCCGGGTTCCTGGTCTCTGGCGATCAAGGGGGCCGTCAAACCCGCCACCGAATACGTTCACCAACTCCAGTTGGCGAAAGCCGCCGGGATGAGCCAGTTGGAGATCGCCCAGGCCACCGCCTCGGCGTGGAAAACGACCTCGGCGGTCATGACGACGACGGCAGCGGGCAACATGGCCGCAATCCGCGAACTCCGCATGGTGTTCGGCGACACCAGGACGCCGTGAGCAACATGGCCACGGTCCAGCGCCTCCAGTCTGTTCTTCAGAACGTCCGCGGGGGCGACGCCCACGACGAGGCGTACACCGTTGCCAAGGCACTGGAAATGAAGGGCGCGGTCCGGAACCCGGGTCAGTTCACGACTGCCGCCGACCTCATGACCAAGGCCATGATCGCCTCGGGCGGCAAGGTCGCAGCGCAGGACTTCCTCTCGGCATTCAAATACGGCCGTTCGGCCACGATCGGCTGGGACGACCGCTTCACCTTCGGCATCCTCCCCACCCTGATCCAGGAGATGAAATCCTCCGGCGGGTCCGGCGGCTCCGGTGGACCGGGTAACGCGCTCATGTCGGCTTACTCGGCTGTCGTCGGCGGGACGATCCCGCAGAAGTCGCTCAAGGTCTGGGAGAGCCTCGGACTTCTCGACCCCTCAAAAGTGATCTGGGACAAGGTCGGCAGTGCCAAGGGCGTCGGACCAGGGGGGGTGATCGGCAGCAGCACGTTCCAGCAGGACCCGTACCAGTGGACGCAACAATTTCTCGTCCCGGCCCTCGTGAAAGCCGGCTACGACACGCAGGACAAGCAGCGGCAGGCGCTCCAGTACCTGTTCCCGAACCGCACCGCTGGCTTCGTCATGAGCCAGATGGCCCTCCAGGGCTGGAAGTTCGAGCGCGACCAGAAGCTGATCGGGCAGGCTTCGGGACTCTCCGCTTATGACCAGATGATCAAACATGACCCGCAGATGGCGTATGCCGCTCTCGGTGCCCAGTGGGAGAATTTCAAGACCGCCCTTGGAGTGACCCTGGTCCCGATCCTGATCCCGTTCCTCCGCAACCTGACTTCGGCCCTCAATGCCGTCGCCGGGTTCGCCGAGAGGCACCCGACGCTGACGCAAGGACTGATGACGACGTTCGCCGCGCTCTCGCTACTCGCCACGCTCGGTGGGGGATTGATGGTTGTGGGTGCGGCGTTCAAACTCATTGGCGTGGCCTTCGGCCCGCTGACCGCCGTCGCTCCGCTGGCCACGTCGGCGATCGTCGGACTCACGGCTGCTCTCTGGCCGCTTGCCGTCGCTGCTGGCGCCGCATTAGGCATCTACGAGACCTATAAGCACTCAGGCGACATTTACGACGCGGCAGAGGGTGTTGGCGAAAAGTTTGGTTTATGGATGCGAAAGCAGTTGGGATTAGGCCCCGTCCCGACAGCCAGCTACGTTCCACCCCCGGGCGGAAACAAAACCACAGTCGTGGTTCCTGTCAACCTCGATGGCCGACAGATCGCGAAAGTTGTCAGCGGCTACCAGTACGATGCCTGGGGTAAGGCCCCCTCTTCCGGTAGTGCGTTCGACGGACGGCAGTCATTTGTCCCCGCGGTCTCGCCATGACAACCCTCACGCTCGGTGGTGTCGTCTTCCAGGATTTCGAGGTCCCCGAGCGGATCAACTTCGGCGGCGAGCAGGCCCTGGCCGTCCACCGACTGCCTGGGGGAGCGCGAGTCATCGACACGCTCGGCCCCGACGACGCCGATATCCGCTGGTCCGGCCGGTTCCGTGGACCGACTGCCGAGGAACGGGCCATTCTGCTGGATTTCCTGCGGCGTTCCGGGAGCCAACAACTGTTGAGTTGGAGCTTCCACTTCTACCAGGTGGTCATCAAGGAGTTCACCGCCGACTTCCAGCAGTCTTACGAGATCCCCTACAGCATTTCCTGCCTGGTGGTGACCGACCTGACCCAGGCCCTCATCCAGGCGGCCGTCGGATTGATCGACGCCATTGCCAACGATCTGCTGAACGCGGTCGGCCTGGGCGGTACGATCGGCATTCCCGCGATCAACACAGCCCTGACCGGTGCCACCGTCGCCTTCACGAACTACCAGGCTGGCGTGCCCACCTCGACCAACCTGGCGGCAGGTGGAGCCAATGCCGTGTCGTCAGTCCTTTAACCCGGGAGCGAGACCATGAGTTCATCCCCAGGAGCGTTGCTCCTCGCCTTGCAGTCCGCGATCGGCACAGCGCAAACGGCCATACAGACGGCGATCACAGCCGCCAATGCGGAGTTCACCGCCAACCCGACTCCCCCAGCCGGGACAGCGCCCGCAGTTGCAGCCGCAGCACTGACCAACCAGAGCGCTGCCATGACGCAACTCGGCCAGCTATATCAGCTCAACGGCATTGTCAACCGCTCGTACACAAACATCAGCACGGCGATCGCCAGCGGCTCAACCGTCCTGACATGAGGATCGCATGCAAACGATAACTGTCGCGGGAGGGAACCTCTACCAGATTGCGTTGCAATACCTCCAGGACGCGACCCAGTGGAATCGCATCGCCACGCTGAATAACCTGATTGACCCGATGCTCCAGGGCATCGTGACGCTCCAGATACCGGCCGTCGATCCAAACGCCGGTGGGGGCGTTCTTGCCTTCTAGCATCACCCGGGCACCACGCCTGAAGGTGAACGTCAACGGGGCCTTGTTGACCGGTGCATTCGCGGCGGAAGTCGAGAACAAATCGCATTTCGCGGCCGATACGTTTCATGTCACGGTGGCGATCGGGGCGATGCCCCCGGCGATGAATCTGGCCTGGTGGTCCGGCAGCCCGCTCGCGTTCGTGGAGGTCTTCGCCGGGTTCGATAATGGCAGCGGCAGCATTCCGTGGTTCTCCCTGATTTACGGCCAGGTGGACGATATTTCGGTGGATCTGGTCCGCCGCACCCTGACCCTGACGGGACGAGACCTTTCCGGGCCGTTCATCGACGCGAAGACGACCGAGAAGTTCCAGGACCAGAAGTCGTATCAAATCGCCCAGACACTGGCGCTGCGCCACGGACTAGACTCGAACGTCCAGGAGACGAGTGCGTTCGTCGGGACGTACTACGAAATTAACCACGCCCGATTGACTCAGGAACAGAGTGAATGGGACCTGCTCACCTACCTGGCTGAACAAGAAGGATTCGATGTCTGGGTCAGCGGGAACACGCTCTATTTTCAGCCGAGCCCGGTCGCAACAGCGACGCCCTACCCGCTCACCTGGATCGAGCCGGGGGACGGGACGCATGCGGCCAACTTCATCGACATCCGATTGGAGCGAGCCCTGACCCTTGCCCGCGACGTGATCGTCAAGGTCCAGAGCTGGAACCAGGGGCAGGAAAAGAGTTTTGTCACCACCTATCACGTCAGCCAGGCCGCCAAGAGCCAGCAATCGGGAGGGAGTGCCCAGATCTACAGCTACACCGTCCCGAACCTCACGCCGGCTCAGGCGCTGCAATGGGCAACGAACAAGGCCCAGGAGATCACCGCCCACGAGAGGGTGATTACCGTCGACCTGCCGGGCGATAACCTGCTCACCACCCGCACGATGGTCAAACTGACCGGCACCCGGACCGCCTGGGACCAGTCGTACTACCCCGACACCATCGAGCGGCATCTCTCGGCCGACGGCGGCTACCGGATGACGCTCCGTGCCAAGAACCACTCGCCACAATCCACCTTGGTGACCTGAAATGCACGCCATTTTGAACATCATGCGCCGCGAGGCGGAGCGGACGACGAGCCAGTGGGCGCGCAAGCGAATCGGCATTGTCGACGCTTACGACCCGAGCCATTACGCGGTCAAAGTCCGCATCCAACCGGAAAATACGCTGACCGGCTGGGTCCCCGTGATGAGCCCGTGGGTTGGGAATGGATGGGGACTATTCGCGGGGCCATCACCGGGCGATGTGGTGGAAGTCGATTTCCAGGAGGGCGGCAAGGAAGCCGGATTCGCCGGCCTGCGGTTCTTCAGCACCGTCACGAAACCGCTGCCGGTGCCCTCGGGGGAGTACTGGCTGGTCCACCAGTCCGGGGCTTACGTCAAGCTGACCAATGATGGGAAACTGAATCTCCAGGATGCCTCTGGAGCTTCCCTGGTGCTGGACAACAACGGCACAGCCACTCTGACCGCAAACCTGCTGGTCAATGGAACCATTACGGCAACAGGAGACATTTCCGACCAGAACGGGGCCAAGGGCACGGTCCAGAACATTCGGAGCGTCTACGACACCCATACGCATGATGGCGTCGCTTCGGGCAGCGCGACGACGGCGATTCCGAATCAGCCGTTGTAATCGCCGATTACGGCTGGCGGTCCGGGAAAACGGTCTCGATATACGTCCAGGCTTCCTGTGTTTCATCGCCTGCGTAGGCGCGGATATGCAGGTTCATCCCGTGCTCTAACACAGATACGCGGGTGCCGGTCTTGAGAGGAAAGCAGCCGTGCTGGAGCAAGTAGTCAAATCCTTGCTGATCGTGACTCGATATGGCCGTTGTCATCTGGCCGAGCAACTCCTCGCTCACGCAGACGGGAAGATTGTTCTTGATTGTTTCGGCGGAAGCGGGTGAGGCAACCAGAATCGCGGCAAGGACCAGATAACATCTCTTCATAAATACCCCTTCATGGTGTGAATGATTAGCAAGTATTACATGAATACAGATCAAAAAGCAATCAGGATTTACAGGATACCATGCCAGACCTCGACCATACCTTTGGCGGCGACCTGTCGATCAGCGCCAGCGGGGATCTGCTCACGGCGGATTCCCTGGCACTGAGCCAGGAACGGGTGTTGCGGCGGCTTCTCACCAATCTCGGCGACTACCTCTGGCAGCCCGGATACGGCGGCGGGCTACCGGCGAAGGTCGGCCAGACCGAGGACGTGCCCGGAATCACAGCCCTGATCCGCTCGCAAATGACACTGGAAGCGACCGTACTGCAAAACCCAATGCCCCAGGTGAACGTGACCACGATCCCCAACGGCATCGCGGCGACGATCCAGTACATCGAGAGCGATTCCGGCCTCTCAGCCGTTCTCAGTTTTGATGTCGGCCCATGACCACGCTCCAGACGCAGAACTTCACGACCATCGTTCAGAACACGGTCACGGCGATCCAGGGCGGCGCATCGAAGCTCCTCGACCTGACGGTTGGTTCGGTACTCCGGGCCATCGTCGAGGCGAACGCCGCGGTGATTCTCTGGCTCCAGGGTTTGATCCTCCAGGTGCAGACACTGACCCGAGCGGCGACAAGTCAGGGGAGCGATCTCGATTCCTGGGTAGCGGATTACGGCCTCACCCGCCTGCCCGCAGTGGCGGCAACGGGGCAGGTGACGTTTTCCCGGTTCACGGCCACAATGCAGGCCGTCGTTCCCGCAGGGAGTTTAGTCCAGACCGCAGACGGCACACAGCAATTCTCGGTGCCCGCAGACACGACCAATTCCGCGTGGAACGCCACCCTGAACGGTTTCGTTCTCGCGGCCAGCGTCAGCAGTGTCACGGTCGGCGTACAGGCCGTGAACGCCGGAACCCCAGGCAACGTGCTGGCAGGGACGATTACGTCCATTGCTCAGCCGATCTCCGGCGTCGACACCGTGACCAACGCGAGCGCCTTCACGAACGGGGTAGATGCCGAAACCGACACTGCACTCCGCGCCCGGTTCGTGCTGTATCTTGCCTCGTTATCGAAAGCCACCAAGACCGCCATCGGTTCGGCCATCGCCAACATCCAACAGGGGCTGGAGTACACGATCACCGAGGACTTCGACTACAACGGGACCTATGACCCGGGGTTCTTTTATGTCGTCATCGACGACGGCACGGGATTCCCCTCCTCAAACCTCCAGGCCACTGTCGCCAACGCGATTGAGGCTGTGCGGCCCGTCACCAGTCGGTACGCGGTCTTTGCCCCGGTCGTCGTGACTGCCAACGTGTCGATGACCATCACTTCCGCCAGCGGCTACACGCATTCCACGGTCGTCGGCGCGGTCGGCACCGCGCTCACGAACTTCATCAACACCCTTCCGCTCGGGACCGAACTGCCCTACACACAGCTCGCCTCGGTTGCCTACGGAGTTGCCGGGGTCGTCAACGTGACCGCCGTATTGCTGAATAGCGGCACATCCGATTTGGGGGCAACCGCGAAGCAAGTGATAAAAGCCGGAACGATTTCAGTGGCTTAACATGAGCACAGGGGATCAGAGCGACTGTTTCAACCGCCTCAAAACAGCCCTGCCAAACGGCTGGTTCAATGAGCCAACTCCTGTACTGGACGCCCTCCTTCAAGGATTCGCCTGGGCACTGTCACTCGGCTATAGTCTCATCAGTTACACCCGTCTGCAAACCCGCATCGCCACCGCGACCGATGTCTTCCTGGATCTGATCTCGGGGGACTTCTTCGGTAGCGCATTGCCGCGGAATCAACAGGAGCAGGACGGGCCGTTTCGCACACGCATCTTGGCAAACCTGCTGCGAGAGCGGGCGACCCGGAGGGGATTGATCGAGGCGCTGGTGCTTCTGACCGGCCGGACCCCGATCGTCTTTGAACCGGCCAGACCACTCGACACAGGGGCGTACAACGAGAACATTTGCGGGTACTCTGTCGCGGGCGGCTACGGATCGCTGACACTCCCATCGCAGGCGTTCGTGATCGCTTATCGTCCTTCTGGAAGCGGCATCCCGTACATCGCGGGATATGGCAGTCCGGAAGGAGCCTACAACACCCCGAGCCAGACCGAATACGCGAGTTTGGACCAGGTCATCGGCAATGTGACGGATGCGGATATCTATTCGACAATCGATCAGGTCAAGCCGGTGGCGAGCATCATTTGGACGCAACTCAGTTTTTAGCAGGAGGCTTTCTTGGACAGACAGATCGTTTACGTAGGAGCCATCCCGCAGGACGTGGACCAGCTCAAGCAGAACAAGAACAGCATGATCGGACTGGGCTACGCACTCCAGGCGATTCTCGGCACCAACACCCTGGTCGACGGCCTCGCCTGCAACCCCACGTCTCCAGCGTCCCTCAATGTCACGGTGGGTCCCGGATCCATCTACAGCCAGCAAAACGTGGACGGCACCGCCTACGGAAGCCTCTCCGCCGACACGACGGACCAGATCGTCAAGCAGGGCATTGTCATGTCCACGCAGACGTTCAATTGCCCGGCCCCGAGTACCTCCGGTTTCTCGGTGGTGTACCTCGTCGAAGCGACTTATGAAGACGTGGACGGCGGCTCGACCGTCCTGCCGTACTACAACGCCTCGAACCCGTCTCAGGCGTATAACGGACCGAACAATACCGGAGTGTCGCAAAACACCGTCCGGCAAGGTGTTTGCAACATCCAGGTCAAAACCGGGGTCGCGGCCACGACCGGTACCCAGGTCACCCCCACCGCGGACGCGGGCTACACCGGCTTGTACGCCATCACCGTTGCCAACGGCCAGACCACGATTACCAGCGGCAATATCGTCCAGCTTACGACTGCGCCGTTCATCAATCCCAAGCTTGGCGGATTCATTGCTGCGATCCAGAACGGCACCGGAGTCTACGTCGTCGATACGAGCAGCAGCGCCAACACCATCACCATCGCACCGAACCCGGCGTTAACAGCGCTCACGGCCGGGATGGAGGTTCGCGTCAAAGTTGCCAATACCAACAACGGAGCCGTCGTCATGAACACGAACGGACTCGGCAACGTATCCGTTGTGGCGGCGAACGGGAACCCTATCCCCCCGGCCGCACTGGTTGCCAACGGCCTCTACAAATTCGCATATGACGGAAGTCACTGGCAATTCAACGGACAGGCCCAAGCGTCCGCCGACGGGTCCAGCGCCAATAACATGGTCATCAGCCAGGCAAGCACCACGACCGTCAACATTACCATCGCGGAGCTGATCCTGGAGGACGCCACCGGGAACACGGTACGCGCGACCGGCGTCAGCCAAACTCTTACCGCCTCCGGGACCGGCGCGAACGGTTTGGATACGGGTTCGCTGGGGGCCAACACGTTCTATTATGTGTTCGAAATATTCAATCCGTCCACCAACACGGTCGCATCATTGGCCAGTATCACAGCGCCGAACGCAAACGGCACCTATGCCGGTGCGCATTTCCCGACCGGATACACATTCTCGCGCATTATCTCATGCTTCCTGACCGATGGCTCGTCTCACATTGGATATTATTATCAGGTAGGACGCAGAATTTTTCAAACGGGGCTTCTTGTTTTTTCAGGCAAAACGCCGCAAGTTTCTACCCTGACATCTCAAAGCATCGCTGCGGTTGTACCGCCCATTGCAAAAACGGTTTTTGGAGAATTTGATTCAGTGCCATTTTCTGGTGTTAACAATCATTTGCAGGTGGCAGCAGATAGCAGCGGGACAGGTTTACGGGAAGGACCAATAACGACTTCTTCGACCGTCACAAATCTTGGCAATATACTGTTAAACTTTGAAGTTCCTTTAATTACATCTCAGACAGTGTTCATTAATTTTTCAAACACCGCTACTGGCAATGGCAACAATTTTGTCATTAATGGTTACACTTTTTAAGGAGCCAACATGTACGTTTTAACCACCAGCACCGGCGCCATCGTATGGGAAGCTCCAGGCTATACCCCAGCGGCAGGAGAGCAACTGCTCGGCTCAGCTGTCCTGTATAGCAACAACGGCATGTCCTTCGAGCGCATGGCAATAGAATACACTCCGCAATCCGGCGAGGTATTCTTCCCTGATATTGCCACACCGACGCAGCTTACCGACACTTTCCCCGGCTATGCCGCTGCTGCTGCTGTTATCGCCGCACAGCCGCTGATCGCTCAGGCCAGGGCGGCCCTGGCCGCGTCCGACACCGTATTCATCCGCTGCGGCAAAGCCGGGGTGAACTGGCCTTCCGCATGGCAGTCCTACGTGGCGGCTCTGCGTGTCATTGTCAGCTCAGGGGCGGGCACGCTTCCTACTCAACCCACTTATCCGTCCGGCACTTAACTGCACCACCTCGCATCGCGTGTTATCACAGAACATTCATCTCAATTCTCACCCCTTCTGATCGCCACATCTCTCCGCGACAAAACTTTCCCCTCAGCCTGAATCGGGCGAGCAATAGCGACTGCTCGTTCTGATTTCCATCTCTCACGTCTCACCATATCACCAGAGGTAACCCATGTCCGTCATCCCATCCGATATTGCGTATTACGGTTCGCTTTATGACCCCGCCTACGACGGCGCAGCGACGTTGAACGGCGCGATCAGCAGCACCACCGCAGCCACGCTGGCGATCAATGTACCCACCTCGTCGTTCCCCTCGTCCGGTGAGTTCGCGATCCAGATTGATTCCGAAATCCTGTGGGTCACCCAGGGTGCTCCGGGTAGCGGCGCTGGCACCCTGACCGTGATCCGTGGATTCGGCGGGACGACCGCAGCAACGCACAGCAATGGGGCCAGCGTCACCATGCCCGCCGGTGGAGGAGTGGACTTCCTCAGTAAGGTGAATTTCAGTGATATCGTCTCCGGAGATACGGCCGATTACATCTCCTCGGCAACCACCGACACTTTGGTCCAGATCACCCTCACGGGCCGCGACACGACCGGGGTGATTCAGACCGAAACCAAAACGCTCAATGGTCAGACCGTCGTTACCGGCTCGCAAGCCTGGGACCGGCTGGAAACCGCCAAGCTCGCGGCAGGCACGACCAGCACCTCACAGATCACCAATTCCGCGACCACTCTGCCTGTCACCGCGCACACCAATTTCCCCAGTACCGGCACTTACACGATCCAGATGGCCAAGGAGCAGATGTCGGTCACCGCAGGCCAGGGCACGAATAGCTGGACGGTCACCCGAGGCATTAATGGGACGACGGCCACGGTGCATCAGAGCGGCGACAACGTCTACCTCGTTCCGTTTGGCGACATTCTCATCCTGGACCACACGAAGGTCATCTCAAACCACACTGCACAAACCGGCTCAGCCAATCCGACAGGAACAACCCCCGCCCTGATGAAGCTCCAGTCTGGCGATGGATCGAGCGTCAGCATCGGCCAAGTCATCCGCACCCAAGGGGGAACAGGCCCGCAGCAGATACGAACGATCATCGCGATCACCGGCTACGGCACCGATGTCGTCGCGGTCAGTCGGTCGTGGGGAACCGTACCCGACAACACGACGACCTACGATGTGGTCAACGGCATGCAACTTGACCTCTCTCCCAATCCGGTCACCGAATGCCGCCGGTTCCTCTGGAACGCTGCAGCGGACGTTCCCGGCGGTTCCCAGCGTATCTTCTACCAGAAGGTCTACGCGGTGAACAACAACACCGCGACGGCTTTCACCTCGGCAACCGTCCAAGACGCCTCGAACACAGGATCACTGCCAGGCTCCGCCCTTCTCGATCTAGCGACAGCTACGGCAGCCAATGACACGGTGGCCTGGGCCAACCGGCAGACCGCTCCAGGTTCGGGATACGGCTCATTCGTGACACAGCCCGCGGCAACGGCTTATGGCGCGAACAGCGGCAACCTCGCCAACGGCGCAGCACCAAATGCCAGTGGGGCGCAGGGCATTGTCCTACGGCTCACGCTTCCTGCGGGAACCACCTCTTACAAGGGCTACGCGGATCTGCGGACACAGGGGACGACGACATAGGGATTATGGTTTGGATTCAGTATTCGACGGTTGATGGATCGCAAACAGGGACGAACAGCGTCCAGGTGAGCGATGCTGATCTCGCAGCGCTCGGAAAGGCTCAGATCGAATACGACGGCGATCCCACCAACATGATGGTTGATATTACGCAAACTCCCCCCGTTGTAATACCTGTGCCGCCTTCGCCCAGCCCCACGGGGTAGGCCATGACGAATTACCTCACCGCGCAGGGGGTCCAGCAGTTTTCGATCACGATTACTTCCGGCAACACCACTGGCACGGCGACGATCAATGCTGTCGGGTCTGGGGCATTCATCCTCTTCGGCGGCTTAAATCCCTCGATCTCGAACAACCCTTCAGAGAGTTTCGCTTATCTTACACTGACCAACTCCACCACAGTTACTGCCACTCGAAACTCGGGCAGTTCAGGCACGGTGGTAATTACTGGATGCATCGTTGACGGCGATCCCACGAACCTGATTAATAGCGTTCAATATGGCACCATCACCATCGGGATGGGTGCTTCGGGCACAACAACCATCTCCTCTGTCACGAATGCAAATGCCGCCGTGCATTTGCTTGGCTGGTCGTCATCGAACCTCAGCTACGCCGGTACAAACGAGAACCCGGTTTTAAGCCTTTCAGGCACGACAGTAACCGCTACCACGCAAAGTACGAGCAGCGCTGGTATCGCAGTCGGGTTCGTAGTAATTGAGTTCAAGGGGTCGGCGCTGAATCAATCAGTGCAGAACGTCTCGGCTACTTCCTCCGCCAACATCGCGTCTTGGTCTGCTACAATCAGCAGTGTAAATGTCAATAATGCAATCTGCATATACGCAGGTTCAAACATTGCTACCGTTACAACTGATCTAGAAGAGATCAAACAATACGGTTCGTTGACCAGCAGCACAGTCTTCACTGCAACTGTGAATACCAAGGTAGCAGACGCCAAGACCTACAATTGCTCCGTTGTTGAGTTTGTTTCGGGGCTTCTGGCCGCAAGTGTTCAAAGAAGCACGACGTCAATTGCCGCAACCTCGACAAGCGCCACATCGACAATTACCAGCACCACTCCTGCGCAATCGGCCATAACATGGCTGGGTAATATCTACGCATCCGCGTCGAACGCATCGTCATGTGCGGAAGGTGCCGTTGTCTTGACAAATGCAACGACGGCCACAGTGGAGCGAAATAGCGATTCGGCACCGGGTGTGCTAGCTGGCTCATGGGAGGTCGCGGAATTCCCCGCTTTCAGCGGCGGCACGACCCTCACCATCGACTATTACTTACCGGGAGAGTTTCAGGCAACACAGAAAAGTGATCCTCGCACATACTTCGAGTTTAACGCGACGTTGCTTAACGACAACGACGCGCGGTATGACTTTCTCACAGTTCAGAGGCGCGACGCCATCCTGACTGCCGAGATGCTCGCATCGCAACGGTCCGACCGCCCCTCTTTGCTGGAAACGACAGGCATACTTCGGGCAGACGGCACTCTGCGGCAGGAGTCACTCGGAACGCAGGCCGTTGACGCTCACCCAGCGATCGAGTGCGTGGCTCTGGGGACAGTGGACGGCTCTCTCCCCAGCGAGAGCCTGACCACCCAGCGGGCGGACCCCTCATGTCTTCTGGAAACTACCGGCAACCTGCGGGTTGACAGCATGTTGGCTGACGAGACCACCGGGAACCTGCTCCTTGACAAAATTCTACCGGACGAATCGCTGACCAGCCAGAGATCGGACGCCACCGCACGCGAGGAAATGCTCGCCACCCAGAGTAGCGACGGCTTGGCTCCGGCTGAGTGGGTCGGTCTGCTCAGCACCGACCGAACGACCCCGGGTGAATTGCTCGTTTCCCAGCGAACGGATCTCAGGACGTCGGTCGAGAGCGTTGTCACTGCCCGCAGCGACGGCACAGTTCAGGACGAAATCGAAGGCACACAGTTTGCAAACCCTTCCCTGCCGCTGGAAAGCACCGGGGCGGTTTCCGTAAGGTTCGACGGCACCCTGCCCCTGGAGTCACTTGGGACGCAACTGGGAGAGGCCCACCCACCCTTCGAGAGTGTTTCACTCGGGATCATGGATGGTGCCTTGGCCGTGGAAAGCGTCGCGACGCAGCGGGCGGACCGCTCGACACCTCCCGAAGCAATGGCGACCCAGCGCCTCAACCCGTCACTCCCGCTCGAAAGCACCGGCGCAGTCAGCATCACAATCGACGGCAAACTGCAACTGGAGTTCCTTACCACACTCCCGCGTGATGCCGCGACCCCGCTGGAAGCTCTCGCGGCCGTTGCCACCAATTCCCCGCTCGTCGCGGAGACCCTGGCGGGAGTGACCATCCACGCGGCTTCCCGCTTCGAGTGCCTCGTCGTCACCCAGACCGCAGTGCCGGTTCCAGCGGAATTCCAGATTCTCGTCAAAGCAGACGCATCGCTCCCTGACGAGTTCCTGGCGAGTGCGTTTTCCCTGTTCATCGACGGCTTACTCCCTTTCGAGGTTCTGGCTTCTGCAAGGGCCGAAGGCGATGCGGGAGTCGAGTTCGCCGTGGTCGTGGATGTGGACCGCCTGCTCGCATGCGAGTTCGCGGCGACCACAGTTCCCCCACCGCCCAACCGGATCATCCACGTTGCAGGTGAAAATCGGACCATTGCCGTAGCTTCGGATGGGCGGCGCATCATCGTGCGGGACAACCGTCTCGTCGTGGTGTCCGGCATCGCCCATTAAGTGTGTCCATCATTTCAGAGCAAGGAAAGCGAACCGAGATGGCAGATAGCTACTTCAGCAAGACTGCGGATGAGGTCAAGGACTACACGGTCGATTGGTGCCATGATATCGGGTCTGACATCATCGCAGCGAGTACCTGGATCGCCGACCCAACTGACCTGATCCTCACAACGCCCGCGCCCACCAACACCAGCAACTCCGCGACCGTGTGGATTTCCTGTGGCATACCCGGAGGGAATTATCTCGTCACGAACACAATCGTCACCGTCCAGAACCGTGAACTGGAGCAGCGGATCATCATCTCCATCAACCCTCCGGGCTATTAATTCGTGTTATCAATTCTGAACCCATCTACTACCCTGTGGAGTTATAACGATGCCAGTCGACGATCAAAAAATAGGCGAGCTTATCGGTACAGTGGCAGGGCTTTCGCAATCCTTCGCCACCATGCAGCAGGCGCAGGAGTGTTCGCGCGTGGAGGTGATGGATATTTTCAAGGAGATGCGGGACAACGTCAAGGATTTGGCGGCAAACACCACATCCGCCGCAGACAGGCTGGCAGTGTCTATGGCACACCACATCGCCGACGACAACGCAGTCCATTCGAAGGTTGAAAGTATCCAACAGTGGCGCAATTCCGTATCGCCCCAGATGGACGTGCTATGGGATGAACGGAACAAGACGACCGGGATGCTTAGCGCTTCAAGGTTGGCGGCCGCGGCGATCTGGAGTGTTGTAACGGTGGTTGCAGGGCTGATTGCTGGGTATGTTATGCAGCACAAATTGTAGGTGGAATATGAAAACCAGCAATGCAGGCATCACGTTCATCCAGAGTTTCGAGCAACTCCGACTGCAACGCTACCTCGACTCCGCTGGACGCCCCACAATCGGCTTTGGGCATCTGATCGCCCCATGCGAATCGTATCAGATCATCTCCCCCGAGCAAGCTGACACGATCTTCCTGCAAGACCTGTCGGTTGCCGAACGAGCCGTCAACCAGGCTATAGAAATCTCGCTCGCCCAGAACGAATTCGATGCCTGCACCAGCCTGGCGTTCAATATCGGCGGCGGCAACTTCGCACGCAGCACACTGGTCAAGCTCCTGAACGGAGGCAACACCGACCTCGCCGCGCAGCAGTTCCTCCGCTGGGACAATGCAGGAGGGCAGGTTTCGCCGGGTCTGATGGCCCGCAGGGTCACTGAGAAGACCATCTTTGAGGATGGCACATATACGAATCACGTCTAACCGCGAGGGCACATGACCATTCCCGACTTCAATCATTTCTCTCTGCTCGTGCCTACTGCCTTTTCGCTATGGTTCGGCCTCCTCAACTGTGCCCGCGGCCGCTTGCTCTTTGGCATGACCACCTCCACCGTCATCAGCCGCATCGTGGCCACCGCAGGAATGGCGATGGGCGTAGCAGCGATCACGCTTGATCCTTTCGCAGCACTGTTTTCTTGGTTGAGCCTGATGCTTTGGTGTACGCCCGCATGGGATGCCTACTGGTCTGCGGAAATCGGCAACGATCCAAGCCATTCCAGGCTATGGGGGCTTGGCATGATGACGCTTCGGATGCTGCTGGCTCGCCGTGCATTCTTGGGCTTGCCTTGATTGCGCACACATCAGCTTGGTCCACGCTGGGTGTGCTTACCCTTGGCCTCCCTTATTATGTCTCCGGCTTCATCACCCCTCGCAAATACGTCATCAGCGCAGCGGAAACTGCCGTCGGCATCATTCTCGGGCTTCTGATTTACGCAACGTTCGTTCAATAGGCAAAATTCGCTTGCCACAAAGAATGAATCGGTTCACACTGCGAAAAACAACCAAAGGAGGGTTTATGAGTCTGTCCACCATCGAGGCCGATGCCGAAGCCATTGCGACAAAGATCGAGGATTTTTTCGAGCATCTGATCCCCTTCCACCACCCTGACAATCACGCGAAGATTGAGGCGGCAAAAGCTGCCGCTGTTGCGGCGGTGACTCCCCCTGCTGCCACACCAGAGACTTCATCGCTCGAATCCACGGCTACTCCCACTCCCAGCACTGCCGCGTAAGCCATGCGGCGATTTTTCAACCTCAAATACTGGAGACTCCTTATGACTGTTGAAGATAACATCCTCGCCATTGAAGCTAGCCTCGCCACACTCGCAACCGCTGTTGCGGTCATCCCGACTACAGCACCGACCCCCACGGTGGATTTCACCCCCGTGCTGACCGCTGTTGCATCGCTCCAGACCACCGCGAACGCGATCCTGGCCCAGCTTGAGGCGACACCGGCTGCACCTGCCACCCCTGGGTCGGCCAGTAGCCCGAGCAAGTACTCTGCGTTGATACCACTGCT